GTTTCATGTTGAGCAGCCGGCGGCGGTCACCTCTTCCTTAAGGGAAGGGGTGGCCGTGGCTGCTCGACACAATTTTGCACATGGGAACACGGGAGCACAGTGCTTCGTGATTCTCGATGGGATAATTCGGTCGACCCGAGAGTCTCTCGCCTTCATGGCTGGGAGACGCTCTGATAGGCCCACTGCATCCAGCGAAGAGAAGGTCTCTTCTGCAGACACAATGGTGTTCCGCCCTGGCAATCGTCTTCGTGCGCTACTGGTTAAAAACCAGCTCTCGCTGAAGGACGTCCCAGATTGGAACCCGGACCGGCTCGGCTGCTCATCAGTCGAGTCTTTGCATGACGCTGCGGCATTTTGCCGCGCCTGGCTTGAGGTTATGTTAGACCATCAAGCCGACTGGATTCGATTTCCCCTACCACTTCTCCTCAACTCCTTCCTGGAGGCCCGCTTCTGGCCGAATAGTGAGTTTCTCTCGCGCGCAAAGTATGCGACGGCGTGGCCTCTGGCCCGCTATATGAGAAACGACTTGCCACCGTGCGCCTACCCCGAACTTGAAGCTAATTTAGGCTTCTACGCACGGGGGCCCCTGCTGAAGGTACTGCGAAATCGTCTTAATGCCTACAACCCGCGGAACGACTCACTTTGGTGGTCGCACTTGCAAGGGACCAAGAGGGGAGCTGCTCCAGCTCGAGATAGCCACATACGAGATAACCTGGTTAGCCAGGCCAAGACGATGGGCACTCCTCCGAATCCCGACATCTGTCAAGAACGCTTCAAGTTCCGACTTGAGCGCGCCATGGACGTAATCCTGCCTCGGGCAGCCGTCCTCCAGCCTTTAAATAAGTATCTTCTTCCAATCATAGAACCCACCACGGGAGCCTCTTATGAACACAAGTTCGATGAGACTACGCGCGCGGGGATCTATAGTCGACTCACTGGAACGGGGTCTATGACCATGCATCGTTCTCAGGCGATCGACCATTGGTATGAGCTGATTAAACAGCGTGAAGATGCTATAAAGAAGGGCCGAGGAGCCATTTACGAACCAGGCGGCTCTCAGGAATATGCCGTTACTAACCACGTGTTCTCCTACTTGATGCAGAAGCATTTCAGTAACGCGTGCCTTGACAAGATGGTTGAAGTGCGGCCGGGTGTGGTCGTAGAGCTTCGCAATCACTTTCCAGACTGGGACTTGAGGAGTGCGCTGACGTATCAGCCCGACTATCTCTATCCCCATTTGAAAGTTAATCGGACAATCGAGCGTGAGCTAGATGCTGAAGACATGATGGAATATTATGATCCTGCGGGACCAATCATCAAAGGTGATCATTACATCTACTGCCACGAAAGAGTCCAAATGATTGCTCTTTTAGAACCGCTCAAGATTCGGACCATATCTAAGGGGAATTCCCTACATTACTGGTCGAGTCGATGCGTTCAAAGATTAATGCATAAAAGCATTAAGAAGCTCATCCCGCTCAGCTTAGTCGGCGAGTCACTCCAAGTTGACCATCTCATGGAACTTGTTAAGAGAACGACTGCCATGGCTACCAAGTTCGGAATCCCCGTCAGTGAATTTGATCACTTTGTTTCAGGAGATTTCAAAGGAGCCACCGACTATCTCGATATAAATCGGACTAAGCTGGTGTTTGAGGCATTTCTGGCACGGATGTGCCCTGGTGAAGGTCTACCCACCTATGATGTGAACCCACAATGGAAGTGGCTCGTCGATAGATGGCGTAGTGTGATCTTTGAGCAAGAACTCCATTACAAGCATGGTGCTTGGGAGGAGATCGTTCAGCAAGCGAACGGTCAGCTCATGGGATCCAATTTATCCTTCCCTATCTTGTGTATTGTGAATCTCATTTCTTACTGGGAAGCACTTGAGGAGCATTTTGACACGCTCATTTCCATTGAAGACCTGCCCGTCTTGGTGAACGGAGACGACATACTGTTTATGTCTCCAGGACCAGAGTCTGGCTTTTATGCCAAATGGAAATCCTCTATCACAGAGGCTGGCTTCCGACTATCTGTCGGTAAGAATTATATCCACAACCAACTTTTGACAGTCAATTCGGAGATGTGGCGCTGGAATAAGCTCCACTCGGCCCCTAGCTTTACGCGGGTCCGCCACTTGGATGTGGGTCTCCTTATGAATGACAATTCTGCGCAGCGGCTTGAGAACCGTACACTACCCTTGGCCGAAAGGCTTCAACGCGTCTTGGAAGGCGCGAACAACAAGGCTAGAATATGGAATCGACTCAAGCACTATTACTGCGAGGATCTCAAAAAGTGGACACAAGAAGGTAAGTACAATGTCTTCGCGACCCTCCAGCAAGGGGGTCTCGGTGTAGAAAAGCCGGACATTGTACCTAACCAGTTCACGAAGTACCAACGACGGTTCGCAGGTTGGATGAGAAAGACCCAGGACAAGATGTCCACAGAACAGGAAGCAGGTTTAGAACTTCTGCGGCTTCGTACCGAGAAGGATCCCTGTGTGATCCCTAGTTCTGCTGTGCGATGGCACAATAGGTCTGTTAAGTGGTATGAGAAGGGGGAAGCTGAGGTTATCGTGGAGGATGATCCGTCTCGGTTGATATGTGATGATGAGGTCAAGGGCACATGGTTTGTGCCGGACAAGAGAGTCCTGTCATCCGAGGCAAAGAAGTTTACGTGCAAGACCCGAAAGGGATTTGAGCGCGCTTTCCGCAATGGTATCGTGCCACTGGGAAATCCGGCTGCTCTTGATCGCGTACTCCTTTACGAACCTGTGAGGGTTGCCAATGATAATTGTTCCAAATCGCTTAGCGAGCCAAGGCCCAAGCGCATCTTTGGTGTTGAATACAGCTGCCCACAGTGTGGAGCTATGGAGGGGGAACCCTCAGTTGTATGTCCCAAGATGCTCAAGCCGGACGGCCAACAGACTGCACGGAACTTCCTAAAGTATCGAAACTTTAGGTCCAATGGCGATGAACAGTCGGTTCTCGTATGTGCTCAGTGCACGATGATTGAGAATGCCTGCCATCATGTCTCGTAACCGATCAAAGGTCACGGGGAAATCCTCCCTCTCAGCCGCTGGGCGTAGCCAGCCGAAATCCAAGCGTCAAGTGAACCGTCCACGTGCAAGGAAACAACAGATGATGCGTTCAGGGGTGCCTCGGGCAATCGCCTTGAACTATTTTGACGCGAATCGTCTACATCACCTGCCTCTCCCTTGCCGTGTGGCTCCATACACAGTTCAGCGGATTGTCCAGAATGTTCTCGTGTCGGCAGATACCACTAATACCACCTATGTCTTGGTGGGAGGTATGAACTTCGACTCTGCAACAACTGGACTCAACTTCGCGTCGTACGCGGCGTCTGACTGTGTCGCCTACTATGGCACTGGACCCACTGCTTTTAACGCGGGTGCGTTTATAAAGAGTGCGGACCTAACAACGTTGGGTCAATATGCTTCGACCAATTTTACACCCGCAGAGGTGACAATCTCCGCGTGTAGTATCAACTTGTTATGCACATCCAACTTCAATAATGGCTCAGGCCTAGTTTGGATGGGCAGGTCCCCCGGTCCTATCGACTTAATGAATCCGACTGTCTCTCCAACATTTTCGACAGCACTATCTGGATTTATTGGTCGGCCAGGCATTCAGCCTCTATCCTACTATCAGCTCTTCAATGCGCACGACATGCATGCGGTGCCTATGGACGTGGTTTCGTACCAGACATTTAGGCCCATTGCTGCGTCGGCTACTACTCCATCTGCATCCACGTTTGACTTCGATCATGGCATGGGTCCTATGGTGGTTGTGCTGGGCCCGTGTGGCCTCGGCTCCGCGGTCCCAACGACCTACAACCTCAGGATCGCCATGGAGTTACGTGTCAGATTCCCAATGGCCCAGGCTAACTCCTCACTTCACCAGTCATATGCTCCCACGAGTCAGTCGTTCTTCGACGACGTGGTAAGCACTGCTGAAGATCTGGGGATCGCCGCGGCCTCTGCTGTGGCGGTTGGTGCCTTCGCACCAGAAGCCGCAGGAATGGGGATGGCAGGATTTGCCGGAAGAGCTATACGTAGGGTAGGACGGAACGGTCCAAGAGCTTAGGCTCTGTGTCTGCAAGGTGCAGATCGTCCCACGTAGTGGGGGTGCTGGGATCTTCTTGTCCAGCACGCTAGACTGGCGTATTCAGTCAGAAGTTTAAAGAGAACAGAGCACCTGGCTCTTTAGGTTTACCTCTCAGTGGTAAAGTTGGAAATGGCCCCCCGGATCTTCTCCGTCGCCCAATCCCAATTCCACGATTCTGAGGCCCTAAAGCAAGCTTAACAGGCTAGTGAACGTTCTCCTTCAAAACTGAATACGCCAGGGAGTTTCTTCGGTCTTCTTCGAGGGACCGTGTTTCTAGTAACGGGTGATCTGTGCACCCC